CGGTAGGGGAGGTGGTCCAGCGTGTGGATCGTGCCGTCGTCCGTGGGATCGAGCTGTACGATCACGTCGATCAACTCGACGATGTCGCTGGGGACTGCGAAGTCGGTCTGCGGGGCCGTCGGCTGGAATAACGCCAGGCGCTCCATGCTTGGAAGGCGGCACTCTCGGGTGATGCGCTGCATGGACTGCCCCAGGAACGTGGACGCAAGGGCGTCGGTGCAGTCGTCGCGGTCGAGGAGCGTGGTGAACTGGGCTCGCAGGGGCAGGAGCTGCATCGCTCAGACCCGCTTGTTCGTCGTGATGAACGCGTCCAACTGCTGGTCACGGAGGCGCTTCAGGATCGCCTTTGCGGGCTCCCGGTAGATATCGAAGCCCTGCTTCAGCCACAGCTCAGCAACGCTGGTCGGCACTGAGGCTACCTGGTGATACTCCCCGGCGCGCTCATGGGAGCCGTCGCGGGCGGCCTTGCAGTGGTCGAGGAAGTCGTCCGTGATCTCCTGCTTGGTCAGCAGCACGAGGCCCGTCGTCGGGTCCTCCTCGAAGCTGTTGACCACGTCGTGGAATATCTCATTGGGGCGCGCGGGGGCGCTGAAAGTCTCACTCACTGGGTCAACTCCGTCACGTTGAGGGACCCGGCGCCACCTGGGGAGATCGCAGCGATCTGCTCGCCCTGCGCGATGCCAAACTCCTCGCCATACCCGGCGGTGTACTTGATGAGCATCCCGTTGGCCTGGGTCGCGGTGGGCGCCACGCCGATCACGACGTAGCAATCCTGCGTGGATGACGCGAGGCGCACGTTGCGGACACCGCCGGGCGTCACTCGGGAAGCGGTCGCGGAGGTGGCGCTGGTAGCCAGGTTGTAGGCGTATTGCGGGCGCAGGTTTCCACCGGCCATGGGGTTCTCCTAGGGGTGTCGTGGGTGGCGTTGAGGGGGCGCTGAGGCCCCCTCGCAGCGACTACAACAGGTTGCCGATGGCGGCGCTGGCCTTGAAGTTCCGGTGCTTCAGCGAGAACTCACCGAGGATCTGGACCTGGGTCGAGTCGCCGGTCTTCGCCAGGGTCTGGCGGAACCACGGACGGAACGTCAGCTTCTTCCACATCGACGGATCGAACAGCCACGCGTCGCCGTTCGTCTGGCCCGGCTGGCCGCCCTTGATGAAGCGGTTCAGGACCACCTTCTGCTCACCGAAGGGGGACACGTAGACGTTCACGACGTTCACGATCTCCTTAGTGCCACCCTCGAGGTAACGGGTGCGGCCCGTAGCGGCAGCCCACGTTGCGACCTTCAGAGAGTCCGCCGGCTTGATCATGAACGTGGTCGCTTCACCGCCGCCAGCGTAGAGGACCTGGTTGGCGTTGAGCAGCGCGGTCTCGGTCAGCGCGATCGCCGTGGTGCCGGAGAATGCGGTGCCGTCCGGGTTGAACAGCAGCGAGCTGTCAACCATGGTCCAGGCGTTGCCGAACGTGCGGGCGGTCGAGGTGTTGTTGCCCAGCACCGGAGACTGATGCGAGCCAACCAGCGCGAACTCGAAGTCGCGCTTCAGTTCGGCGCTCTTCTTGCCGAGCTGGTAGGCCAGCTCCTTGGCGCGGCCGTACATCTTCCGCTTGTCGGTCGAGCCGGTCGTCGCAGCGGTCTTCGAGAAGATCTGCGTGTTGTTAGACCGCATCAGGGTCGGGGTCATCACCGCACCGGGGGCGTTCGCGCCTTCGATCTGCGCGTTGGCCGCCGGGGGATCGAGCGTGTCTTCCTGCCAGTTGTGGATGATGTCGTGGATGTTCTCGCTGCCGATCAGGGTCTGGAACGGGGTCTTGGTCGGGGCGATGTTGGAGATGATCCCGCTCACGTCTTCGACGCGGCCGACCTGGTCGTAGGTGCTGAAATTAGCCATCTGTAAGTAGCTCTCTCTGTCTGTAGAGGATTGGAGTTAGTCGTCGTCGCCGAAGGTCGAGAAGAACGCAGCGGCGGCGTCATCCTCGTTGCCCGTGCGCTTGAGACGCGACAGGGCCTGCTCGCGCTTCTCCGCGCCGGGCTTGCTGGGGCCGTTGGGGGACGGCCGGAGGACCTTCGCGGTGCTGGTCTTGGCCTTCACGACCTTCTCTGCGGCAGCCTTGGAGCCCTTCGCGTAGAGCATCGCCATAGGCATCAGCTTGATGGCACCGGGGTCGATGACGCCGCGCGCCTGGGCCGCGTTCATGCCAGCCGCGATGGCGTGGTTAACCACCTCGTTGTAGAGGGGCTGTCCCCAGCCTTCGATGCCGCCCTTGTCCACCGGGCCGCTGAGGACCGCGATGGAACTCCGC